AACAACATCATCGAGGGCAACAATTATCCAGATTTGATCGATATCGAAACACTACTCGATGACCTTAAGGCATTACGTTATCGGTTCACTGTCAACCACATGACTCAGCAAATAACAAATTTGGTTAACCGGGAAAAAAACACAACCCTAGAATCGATCGGCGACTTGAGGCATGCGGGCAAAACTTTGGTCTGGGTGCTAAATAGACTTAAAGAACACAGGCTATTCGAGGAAGAGCAAGGGGATGATGGAATATGACAAAAAAGGAAATGATCATCACATGCATCGACGCCAGATATGAGGGAAAAACATTGCCCGATAAGGTCGTCGATTGGCTCATCGTCGAATTGTGCGCGGCACGACAAGCCATTCACGATAACTGTACAGTTGTTTATGATGGCAAGGAAATGATTCAAGATTGGGCGAAACAAATATTAGGATAATTATGAAATGAATCCAATCGAGCCATCACATTATTTAGCCAAAGACGATTCCCGCATTGAATGTTGCGACGCTCAACGCGCCATGCTAGGTATCGACGGATACCGCGCATACCTCGCCGGTATGGTCATCAAATACACATGGAGACATAACGAAAAGAACGGAATCGAGGATTTGCGCAAGGCGAGAAAATGTATCGATATGCTCATTGGCGAACTTAACACGGAAAACGATAATGGATGATAATAGCGAATGGCTGGAACCAGATCACAACCCGATCTTGCGGTTCATATCGTTCATAGGATTGGGCATATTTGTAGGATACATTATCGGATGGTCAATTTACTGGACCGTCTGGATACTACGCGAGGTCTTAGGATGAGATTCGCTATTGCAATGGCTTGCCTGACATTAACATCAATCGCCCAGGCGCAAGGTTTATCCGCTCAGGCCAGCGCCCAATGTTCCGCCCAATGTGGACGTATGGCGCATCGTGGCGGTTCCTATCGTTATGAGGGCGTCGGCTTTTCGACCATAAGCGCTCAAGCCGCAATTCGTAATTGCTGCTACTATGGCCAAAGAACGCCAGTCGAGATCGGTGTTAGCCGTGGTCGCAATGGCTGGTACGCTTGTGTCAGATATCGTTAATGATGAGGTGCCATCATGGAATACGATCGCATTGACGAGATTCGTGAATACAGTAAATGTCTGGACAAAGAAACCAAAGCGATCATCAAGGAATTGATCGACGATATCGAACGTCTCATGGAGCTCAACCGCGTACTACTAGGGCTCTAGATGATCACGTTCAACTTGCCAATTCCGCCATCTGTCAACAAAATATGGCGACGTTCTAAAAATGGCATGTTCAAAAGCGCCAATTATCAAAAATGGATTCTTCTGGCTCGAGTATCACTCAGCCAGATCGAATCCGAAGTCGTCTGGCCACAAGTCAATATTACAATTACAATCAACGGCGGGAAAGGCTGGCGATCCAATCGTGATATCGACAACGTGCCAAAAGGAATTCTCGACTCGCTGGTACTCGAGGGAATCATACCCGACGATAATTGCGATATCGTTCGCAAAATGACGGTCGAGTACTTGCATCCAAAAGCACCAAAAGACGACGCATACGTCAATGTGCAGATTCGACAATATGAGAGCGCCTAAACTTGATAACTATATTTCAATAACGGAATTGACCAAACGGTTTGATTCCCTTCGGTCTTCCATCACCATGAACATCGACATATACCACGCCATTTGTGTTATCATTGCGCCAGAAATCTACGCCAGCAAAGATTACGACAAGCCGACTCAAGCCGAACCGGGATCCGACGCAAAGATACGTATAATGATCGATAGGGTTCGACGCGGACTTAACCCGACCTCACCAGGTGATCGGAAGAAACAAGTGCCGCGTGATAACATAAAAACAGAACACAGAATCCATCTCAGACTCAATGACATTGATTGCGAAGGAGACGAAATTTGACTACAAGTAAAAATAATGGTAAACCAACCGGTAAAATAAAGTCTAACCGTGGACGTAAACCCGTACTCAGTATGGACATAGTTGCGTCCAATATTGTTTTGTACGCGGGCAATTTGTCGCGGGTTGCGAAGGCTTGCCACGTCGCGCGATCATGCGTTCATGACTTTATTAATTTGCATCCTCAATTAAAGAAATTAATTGAAGATGCTCGAGAGTCTATGATCGATGACGCGGTTGATGGATTGCACAAAGCCGTCAAGAGCGGTGAGGCATGGGCGATATGCTTCCTTTTGAAATGTCAAGGCAGGGCTCGAGGGTATAGCGAAAAGCACGAATCCGTTCTCACCGTCGAGGCTGTCCGGCGTGAGATAGTCGAGGAAATTGTTGATGCGCCAACCACGGCAACCATTACAAACGTCAGTCAAATTGCATACGGCGCAAGCACAGTTCCATCATTGCCCGGCACGGTATAGGGGATTCGTCGGCGGTCGTGGAGCGGGCAAAAGCTGGATCGGCGCGTACGATCTGATCAAGCGCGCCATGTCGCCGGAAGGCCGTGGTCGTCTTTATTTGGTTGCGGCGCCGACATACCCGATGTTGTCCGACTCATCAATCAGGACAACCGTGGAAATATGCCGCATGTTGGGCGTGTACAATCATGATTCGCTGAAACGTCAACCGCCTTCACTACTTTTGCCAAACAATTCTGAAATTCTATTTCGATCGGCCGACGATCCGGAACGCCTACGCGGTCCTAACCTATCCGGCGTCTGGCTCGATGAAGCCTCCCTAATGAGTCATGAGGCTTACACTGTCGCCATCGCCACGTTGCGGGAACGCGGTCAAGCTGGCTGGCTATCCGCCACGTTCACGCCGAAAGGCCTAGGCCATTGGACCTACGATACGTTCGCCACTGGCAAGCCAGATACCGCCCTAATTCGAGCGAAAACAAAAGCCAATCCGTTCCTCGACGCGGGATTCATAACCGCTCTGGAGGCCCAGTATAGCGACCGTACCGCACTGCAGGAACTGTCGGGAGAATTCGTGGATTCTGAAGGCGCCGAATGGCCAGCCGAACATTTTGGGCCGCATATTTGGTGGAACGGCTCGTGGCCGCAATTGCAATCCAAGGTTATCGCGGTCGATCCATCGAAAGGCCGGGAAGCAAAACAAGGCGACTTCAGCTCAATCGTTATGTTAGGCCGCACCATAGACGGCGCACTTTATGTCGATTCTGATATGGTGCGAGTCAATACTGAAGTTTTGGTGGATATGATTCTCGAAAGGCAACGCGAGTTCAACGCTGACCTAGTCGTGATTGAGGCGAACCAGTTTCAGGAACTTATCGCCGTGCAACTCATGGAACGCGCTCGAGGTCGAGGCATGGCCATACCTTGCAGGCCGATTGTTAACGTGGTCAATAAGCTGGTCAGAATCAGGAGACTAGGACCATATTTGTCGCAACGTCTATTTCGTTTTCGAGACACGCCACATAACAAAATCATTGTCGAACAATTGCGAGATTTTCCAACATCGACGCATGACGACGGGCCAGATGCGCTCGAAATGGCATTACGTTGTATGATAGAATTACACAATGGCCGTCAAGGCAAAATGGTGACGAGGTTAGTGACATGAGCCAATCAACATGGTTTCAAAAGCTTTTCGGCATAAAACCAGCCGATTCCACGCCATCATTGTCGCAACAAAGAATCGAACTCGAAGAACAAATCAAAATCAATCGACTTAAAAAAGCCGTGAGGCTAACAGAATCAAACGCTGATACCGATTATTGGCTGACCGCGTACGTTGACTTGCTAGCCAGGTACAAAGACGGATTCGCCCTAGCCTATCCGATCACGCAACCTACCGATCGCCGATATGGCGGTAACTTCCCGTTTTGGTATTCTGAACAGCAACTAGGATTGATCCGCGCTCAAGCTCGATTACTCAGCACCATGAATCCAAACGCTCAAGGATTGCTAAACGGGTTGTGCAGTTATGTTATTGGATCAGGTTACAAATATGACGTTATTGGAAAGCCTAATCGGGAAATTCCCGATGATGTTCTTGTCAAGGTTCAAGACTGCATTGATAACTTTATCGATCAAAACGCATGGGCAGAAATGGAGCAAGAATTGTTCTGGCGATCTCGGGAAGACGGTGAGTTTTTCCTACGATTATTCCCGCAAGAAAACGGCAAAATGATGGTTCGAGTCATTGAACCGGAACAAGTGTTCATGCCGCCAGGAGAACAACTTGCCGATTTTAGTTACGGCATCAAAACAGAATTAGATGACGTTTGTAACATTATTGCCTACGCTGTTTCTTATATCGCTCCTATGGGCGAAAAAGGCGACAATCCGATGGCGACTGAAGAAGTTCCAGCGGACGAGATTGTTCACGTCAAAATCAATGTTAAGCGCAATATCAAAAGAGGTTTGTCCGATTTTTCCTACGACACGCTCGATTCATTCGCCGCCGCTGGCAAGCTACGCGCCAATCTCGGCGATGGAGCCGCCGTTCAAGCTGCAATCGCTGGCGTCAGGCAATACGATACGTCATCATTCGCTCAAGTCGATGCGTTCGTTGGCGCTCAAACAGACTATGCGCAATACAGTCCGGTAACACAAAGAGCAACGGATTTTCAACAAATTAAAAGCGGTACATTTTTAGATATCCCGAAAGGCATGAACTACGTTCCGCCGCCGGGAGCAGCTGCTTCGCAAGGCCATCTCGAGATCATGCAAGCGTTGCTACGATCGGCGGGCAACCGCCACAACGCGCCAGAATGGCTTGTATCGAGCGACGCAAGCAACAACAACTATGCCTCGAGTATGACCGCCGAATCGCCTTTTTTGCGCCATTGCAAACGATTGCAAGAATTGTATAAACGACCATTTCTAAAAGTCATCAAAGCCGCAATTCAAAATGCCGCCGATGCCGGACTGTTGCCGATTAATATCCTTGATTTTGTCGATATCTCAGCAAC